CGGGTAAGCCGCGCTCAGCCGCGCCGCCTTGATCGCCCCCGCCAGAATCTCTGCATCGCCCAGAATGCGACGCCCCTGCGCCTCAAGCGTCAGGTCCGTCGTCACCACGCCCCCCGCTTGTGCGCGTACCGTCGCCTCGGTGATCACCAGCGTCGCGTCAATCGTCAGCGCGTCGCTCTTGTAGGCAAGCCGCAGCCGCCGCATTGGCGCCAGCACGCCCTCGAAGAGCACAGTCGCCGCATAGCTCACAATCGGCGTGGTCATCGTCTTCAGCGCGTTGTAGCCGGCAATCACAAGATTGTTCTTCGCGGCGATCACTTCCGCATCCGTGTTCGCTTGCGGCGCAATCTCCTTAAAATCCAGTCGTTTCTCGCGCAGCCCGTAAGGGCTCGCCGTGTGCGTAATGCAGCTATTCGCGCCATCAAGCGCGTAGCCCGCCGGCAGGCTCACCGTCGCGCCATACATCGTCAGCGCCGCCGAGCCATCCCCCGCCCCATAGCAGTAAACCTTGTTCACCACGTCATAGCTGTTTGTCGTGCGGCGCAAGCTGGTCGGCGTCACGCCCTCCGCCACAGTGCCCCAGCTATCGGAGATTGTCAGCGTGCGGCCGCTCACCGCAAAGGTGCACCCCCCCACTTCACAGGCTGTCGCAATCGCATTCAGCAGCGAGTCACGCCGGCAGCGCACCTGAATCACCGTCGCGTTGTTTGCCACCGAGTTGACAAAGGTCCACCCACCGGGCAGATACGAGCAGATCGCCGTCATCACGTCCCGCAGCCCCGGACCGGAAATAGCCAGATCCACCGTCAGCACCGCCAGCTCGCGAGTCAGATCATCGCCGCTCGCCGTCAGGACGCCGTCACTCACGCTCACATCGTCAATGATCCCCGCGCCAACCAGCACATTGTCCACATAGCAGCTCACCGTCGCCAGCGGCGCCGCCAGCGCCGCCGCTGGGTCCCCCGCCGGCATTGCAAACGAAAAGCTCCCAGCCGCGCTCAAGCGCGCCGTGGAGCTCCACCCCGTCGCATTGTCAATCGTCCCCCCGCCCCCAACCTCAATCCGCATCATAAATATTTGTCCGTCCAGGCAATGCTCCAGCTAGGCGCCCCCGTCACTGTCAGCGCGTTCGCACCTGGCACAAGCTCCACCGCCATTTCATCCGTGTGCCCGGAGCCATACGTCAGCGTGGTCGCCGCGCCGGCCGCCGTCGCCCGCACCCCCTGAATGATCAGCGACTGCCCGCCGGCGATGCTCCCCGCCCAGCTCACATTGATCCCGCTCCCCGTAATCGTCACGGCCGTCGCCGGTCCCGCAATCGTCAGCACCGCGTCCAGCACCGGCACAGTGCCCCCGACCACAAACGGCGACGCCGTCGCGCTCTTCGCACTCCCCGCCCAGAATGGGCTCATCGCCTCAAAGGTCGCCTCAGCCTGTGCCAGCCAGCGCCCAAATTGCCGATTGGTGCGCACGCGCACGCTCACCAGCCGCGCCTGGATAATCTGATACGCGCCTGGCGCAGACCACGGCCGCCGCAGCAGCCACCCGCGCACACCGATCTTTGCCCGCAGTGCGTCAACCTTTTCCTGCACATCCACCACGCCCGCCGGCACAAACACAATCCGGTTTCCGGCACTGGCGATCATCGTTTGCGTTGCGCTCACCATCCACCCCGCCGGCGATTCTGTGAAGTCGCCCGCCGCGTAGATCCCGCTCACCGTAAAGGTCGCCGGCTGCATCACCGCCCGCCGCGTCCCCCGAACGTCCGCATAGCCGTTCACCGTTCGCACCAGCGGCGACTCGGCCGAGCCCCCCGTCTGATCCTGTTCCACGTTGTAGACAGGCAGCGCCACCCCATCAAATGAGTCGATCCGGTATCCGCTCATTGCAGCCCCGCCCCCCGCAGCGCCTGCTGCAGCCCGCTTTGCGCCGCCGACGCCACCGCCGCCGGATCCGCCGACGTGTTGATCGTCACCTGAATCGCAGGCAGATACACATTGTTCCCCGCCTGCGGCGTCACGTTGTACGGGTACGTATACCCCGATCCATGGTTGTCTTCCATGCTCGCCTGCATGTCGGCGAGCGCCGAGCCGTAGTAGCGGCTGAAGAGCCCGCCGAATCCGTTGGGGTTCACCACACTCCCCAGCGCCGCCGCCGCCTGCCCATACTGGATCGCCTGCATAATGTTCCCGCTCTGCAGCGCGTCCACCGCCTGGGTCGTCAGCGTCAGCACCCCCAGCACGCTTTGAAACTCCGCCAGCATCGTTTCCACCAGCGCCGAGATCGCCGCCGCGCTGCGCACTGCCCAGAAGCTCAAGGCCCCGCCCCCGCCCCCCGGCGCAAACCACGCGCTCAACTGGTCAAGCGTCGCCAGTATCTCCTGCACCTGCGGCCCAATCTCCATCCCCTTCCAAAGCTCCAGCCAGTCCGCCAGGAACGGCGCGCCGTAATTGCCGTACCACGTCTGCAGCTTGCCCCCCATATCGGCGAGCCCCTGCCCCCACCCCGTAAAGGCCTCGGTCATCGGCCCCTCGAGAAACTCCGTCACCTGGGGTAGATACTTAGTGGTTAGGTCACCCACCCCCCCCGCCACCGTCTCCAAAAATGGAAGGAACACGCTGCCCAGCGACGTCTTCAACTCGGTCCATTGTGAACCGAGCTGGCGGGTCATGTTCGCAAGCCCTCCCGCAGTGCGCTCATAGTCCCCCTGCTGGACTTTCGTTTGATCAAAGATCACCTTCTGCGCGGCCAGAATCTTCTGCTGCTGGGTCAGCGCCTCAGTGTTGCTTGACGTCAGCCCCAACTCAAAGGCCGCCGCCTTCAGCGTCGCATCGTCGAGCAGCACGTTATACGCACGTAACGGTTCCGCCTCCCCGCGCAGTGCCGCGCCAATCGCATCGATCGCCTGCTGGGGGCTGGTATTGTTGAAGCTCGCCAGGTCACTCGCCAGCACCGTAAAGTCTTCACTGAAGCCCACAAGGTCTTGCCCCGAGAGCCCGGCCGCCTGCCCAAACATTGCAAAGTTCGCAGCCGCGTCAAGCGCCTGCTGCTGGGTCTGCCCAAACGCGCTTGAAGCCGTCTTGCTCCAGTCAAGAATCGCCGTCGTGTTGTCGCCGAAGAGCTGCCCAGTCTTGCTCACCGTCTCCGAAAGGTCACTCGCCAGCCCAATCGATTCCGTCAGCCCGTCCACCGCCCCGCGCAACGTATTGCCCACGCCCTGGGCAATCGCCAGCCCCACGCCCATCATCGCGCCGGTAAACACGCTGCCCATGGTGCCCACGCGCTTCTCGGCCGAGCCCAGCCCCTTGTTCAGTTCCGAGTCATCCACACCCAGCCGGGCAACAGCATCCGCCAGCTTGACAGCCATCGCACCCCCCCAACAAAGCGCCGTGCACCGCCACCCAGCGATCACGGCGCCTGCAATTCCTCAATCAATTCCCACATCTGCGCAGCCGGAATCCGCTCTTCGCGCCCCTTCCCGCCCAGCAGCCGCCCCAGCTCCACAGCCACCAGCCGCGCCTCAAAGCGCTTGCGCCGGCCATAGCTCCCCACAAGCTCCCGCAACTCCTCCGCCGAATACTCGCCAGGCCACAGCCCCCACTCGGCCAGCGCCAGTTCTATCGAATCGGTTGCGGAGTCGCCCCATTCTGTGCCGCTGCCATCTCCGCCGGCGCCGCCGCGGCCATCTCCGACGCCAGCCCCGCCAAAGGGGCATTGAGCAGCAGCAGCGTCTGAAACGCCGCCAGCAGCTCCTCCTCCGTTGCGCTGTCCAGAATCAGGTCGCGCCGCTGGGTCAGCTCATCGCTTGCCCCCAGCACCACCTCGATCATCCGCTCCACCACGGCGCCCGCCTCGCGGTACATCAGCAGCGACGCCTCGATCAACTCTGATTGAGACTTGGTCTCAGTGTCGTAGAGCTTCGCCAGCGCCGGCATATCGGCCAGGAGCTGCTCCGCCCCGCGCCGCCAGGCAATCGCCCGCAGCGCCGGCATACGCGCCACCGTCCAGGAGGCCCCCCCCAGCACAATCGTCACTGTGCGCATTTTAGGTGTGCGGCGCCGTCACGTTGTGAATCGTCAGCGCCGTCCCGGTAGAGCTGTCGGCGAGCGCCTTGATCGTGATCGGAATCCCCACCCCCGCCCCCTTCGCAAACTCAACATCGCCGCTCAGCGTCATCGAAGCGCGCGGGCAGAAGAGCCGCACAGGTAGCCGCGCATTCAGATCACTCACGCGCACCCCCTCAATCCCGAAGGCGAAGAGGCTCACATCCGTCTTGGTCGCATCCACCACCACCGTCGTCATCCCCACTTGCGCGGGTCCCGGCGCCGTCGTGGTCAGCGTCCCATCCGTCGCCAGCTTCAGATTCGTCCCGGTAAACTCGGCGAGCTTTGTCTTCAGCATAATGTCAGTCGCGACGCGGATCGTGCGCACCGGCACCGTCAGCTGCTCCACCGTCAGGTCGAATTGCTCGGTCTCCATCGTCAGCGTAATCGACTCCAGCGTGTAGCCCAGCGAAAGCCAGTTGCCGCCCCAGGCAGCCCCCGCTCCCACCGAGTTCGCATTGGGCAGCGCCTCCCCAACAGGTGCATACCAGATCGTAGCCGGCGAAACAATGATGTCACTTGTAGACATATCCCCCCCTTGTTACGCGGTTGCCCACAGCACCGCAACGGCACTCCAAACCATCGTCAGCCGGTACTGGTCCCAAATCACCTCATACCCCGGCTCCACCTGCACAAGCTCCAGCGGTCCCAGCCGCAGCCCCGGCGCCCCATACATCAACCCCTCAAGCGCCGTGCGCACCTTCTCCGCCAGCGTCTCATTCTGCGCATGTTGCCGCGCATAGACCGAGGTCCGGATCTCCGCCACATGCACCGGCGCCGTCCCGCCCCCCTCCGGCCGCAGCGACGCCTCGATCACAACGCACGGCCGCAGCTCCTCCTCGGGCACTTCGTGCAGATACACGCCGGTGGATACATCCAGCGTCGAGTCATAGCGCAGCTTGTTCCAAACCACAGCCTCAATCTCTGCAATCATCAGCCCGCCCTCGGCAGCTCGCGCTCAATCTGCTTGCGAATCTCTTGGACCAGCACCTCGGTCCCCTGCTGCTTCACCGACTCAAGCGCCGGCCCCAGAAACGCCCGCCGCTTCGCACCTGGGTGCATCACCGCTGCCCGATAGCCAATCCCCGGAATCTTCAGCACCTTGGACGCACCGCGCACACTGCGCCGGCCCGTGCCCGGAATCGCATGCGCCGTCGTCGCGCCCCCCTCCAGAATCTTGGCGTAGAACGCAGCGAACGCCACCAGCACCTGCTGCGCCTTGGGTCTGGGCAAGCGCGCCCGGTCGCGCGTCTGGCGTGCATAGCTGCTGCGCGCCGTCGTCGCCACATAACCGGATCGCTCCAGCCGCCCCGTCCGCTTGGGCGCGCGCCGCTGGGCCTCATCAAGCACAAGATTGCCCAGCGCCCACAGCCCCGGCTCTGTCCCGCTCTCCACCGCGGCCGCGTAGTCATCGCCAAACCATGTCAGATCGAATGTCTTCGTGCGCGTCCGCTTAGCCACTGAATCCGATAATCTCCGTGCAGAGCAATACTTGCGATTCGCCTCGGTTGTCCGGGTCCGTCACGCTCACAATCTCAAGCACACGCGTCCCCCAGAGAATGCGCATGCTTGGCTCCACAGCCACACCGCCACGAATGCGCACCGTGTGCGTTACCGTAGCGCGCTGCTGCGCAATCTCGGCCGCCAGCTGCTCAAAGCCGGCCGGCGTCCGCACCTCCGCCCACACAGTCGCGATCGTGGTCCAGGCCCAGGTCACCCCGCCACCGGCGTCAAAGGTCCCGCCCCGCTGCTGGATGGATACGCGATGCCGCAGCCGTCCGCTCTGCACTAGAACGCCCTCCGCCCCAGCAGCAGGCTGCGCACGCCCATCGGCACCTCAAGCGCACCGGCCCCAGGTCGCACCTCGATCGCCTCGCGATGCTCATACCAGTGCCCAACCATCAGCAGCACCGCCGGCTGCACAAACGCCGGCGCCATCGCCGGGCCCGCCGTGTAGTCAATGCGCAGCCCCACAGCATCGTCGGGAATCACACCGTCATTGATCTCCAGCCGCCCCGAGAGCGCCCACGCCAGCCGCCAGTCAGTCGCCTGCAGCGCCGTCGCCGTGCCCGCCGCGTCAAGCCAGCTCACCGTCGTCACGGCCGTCACCGGCCCCATGGGCAGCTCCAGCACAGTCGCAACCCCGTCCGTGGTGCACCGATACGTGCGCGCCGTCGTCGATTGCCACAGGTAAAGCTCCTCCGCCTGCATGCGCGCAGCCTCAATCAACGCCGTGATATACGCGTCATCAAGATTGTGATCAATGCGCAGATGAAGCTTTGCCATCGCCAGCGTTACCGGCAATGCAGCCGCTACTGTGGTCTCCAGCTGGTAGATCATCCGTCTAGCCCCGCACCTCTACAGGCGCCAGCAGCGCCTCCGGAGTCTCTGCGCCGGCCACTGCACCGGTCGCATCCTCCACATATCGATTCATCTTCAGCCACGCCCGCCCCACCGCATCCACACCCTCAAGCGGGTTCAGCTCGCCGGCCACCAGCTTCGTGGTCCGTCCCTTGCTTCGAAAAGTCACACTGCGCAGCACTCGAAACATGCACCCTCGCATCTTTTAGGACCGGCGCCCGGCGTCCCCCGACTCCACGCGCCGGTCCCTGGCAAAGGAGAAAGCCCCCGACTAAGCCGACGTGGTGCCGTACTGAATCGCTTCCGCCTCAAGCACCTTGTACACCGTGCGGAATGAATACTTCAGGATCACCTGGTCATTCCCGGTATACGGGTCGCGCAACATCTGCAGGCCGGAGGCCTCGCGCATGCCCATAAACTCGAATGCGCCGAAGATCATCGTCTTCACAGTCGCCGCATAGCTCGGCACATACTCACTGTTGAAGAGGGGATAGCCCCAGAGACTCTGCAGCGAACCGCCAGGCGTCGGCATGTACTGGAACGCCGAGCCGGTCAGACTCTGCAGGCCGCCCTGGTTGCTGCGGCTCATGATCCACGCTGCCTTATCGGCGTACTGCCCCTTCAGCGCGTAGACCATCTTCTGCACATGGTCCGCCGTCGCCACCTTGGTGCCCAGGGCCACGGTCGTGCCGTTCGCCAGCGCCTCGGTCACAAGCAGATTGTTGTGCGTGCGCGCCAGCGCCCGGCCAATGTAGTTCTGCAGGAACGCCATCAGGTTGGCGTCCTCATCCTCAAGCAGCTCATCGCTGATCTCGATCTTCTTGGTGTACTTTACCAAGGTCATCGTCACCTTGTTCAAGACCGGCGCGTCGCGGTCGAATGCGGCCGCCTCCGCCTTGGTGATGAAGACATTCGCAGCGCCGTTGTCAATCGGCACATCCACCGAAAGCCCCTTGCCCGGAATCTTCTGCGTGCGCCCTACCCTGCGGAACTCCTCGAAGATTTCCTCGCAGTCCTCTTGCGCAATACCCGGACCGGTATCACGCACGATAACCTTCAGGGTATCGGCATGCTGTTCCACTTCCACCACAACCTGCCCGACCTCGGTATAGCGGATCGCATTCGAAACGAAGTTCTGCAGAACACGGCGCAAAAGCCGCGCATCCGACCGGACCCACAGCGCAGTTTCAGCCACATCAAACTG